GATACGATCGATAGCAGCCTGCGCCGATCGCTCGGGCGCTGCTACTACGTGGTGAGTGTATGCCGTCAGAATCGGGTTGAGCACCGCAGCGCCGGACGAGATTGCTCCCGCCAGGCGCGAACGGAACAGGCGAGCACCCTGCGCCTGGGACGCAGCGAAGTCAGACTCTAGGATCTGTACATAAGCGTCTTCCTCCGTTGCTACGGTCTGCTGATCCAGAAGATTGTCAAGCAGAAGGATCCCAGCCTTAAGCTGGTTGTCCATTTCCGTTTCGGTCGGATTCGCCATTGCTTCCCCTTATGAGGTTGAGGAGTCTTTTTTACCGCGCCTGCGGGAGCGAGGTGCAGAAGCTTGCTTTTCCTTCGAGAAGTCGGCCGGCGCGCCGGCTGGAACCTTAGGGTTCGGGTCGACGTGGTTCTTCGCGCCGGACGCGTCGAGTTTGGGCCAGCCCGCGGCTTCCTTCTCGGCCTTGTCGTGGGCCTCGACTATTTCCCTCGTCTTCTCACCGTGAGTGGTAGACAGAGTTGGGTAGGCCGCGCCTGCGTATGGGTTGGCGAGGGTCTCGAGCTCGATCGCATACATGTAGTCGAGGACGGGTTTATCGTCGGCCATTTTCCGATAGTTCCGCGAGCGAGTGTCGTAGATCCTAGCGCGCGACTTGCGGCCCTTCGTGGATCTGATCACCTTGAACTTCGCGGACAACAGACACGCGTCCAGGCCGCCTACGGCCATGCGGACGACGGACCCCTTCATTTTGTCGCGTTGAGTCTCGGAGCCGTAGCCTGAGACCTTCTCTGAGTAGCGCGCGAAGCACTGACCCCCTGCGAAGATTTGGTGAACGGGACAATCGGCATTGACGCCGATACGGAAGAGCTTTTCGCCCTCGATTAGTGGGACTGCTGGGGCCATTTGGCTACTCCAAAAGTTCGAGACAAAAGAAGCGACCCGCCCGAAATGGACGGGCCGCAACAACTAGCAAAAGGGGGAAGTAACTAGTTGTTGATTTTCACCGTCCCGTATGCGGCGTTGACTCCGTAGCCGGCGCGCATGTCGAGCAGGGTCGCGAGGATCCGGTAGCGACGAGCGCGCTCGGAGTTCTCGCGGGTCTCGTCGATCATGCGAGGCGCGCGGCGCATGGTCTCGAAGATCGGCTTCGGCTCGACACCCTGGAAGAAAATGTGGATATCGTCGCCGGTGATCCGCTGGGTCGACCAGAGGTTGATCGCCATGCCGGACTCGAGGATCGTGTTCGAGACGCCGGCAACTCCACCAGTATCCGTGGTCGCGGTGCCCGCGCGGACCTGCATGGTCGTCCCTTGCAGAAAGGCCTCCCGCATTACCTCTTCATTTTGAACTCCAAACAATACGGTTACGCCCTGATCAATGTCGCCCTCGTTGAGGAGGGGCTCGCCTTCGGTGTCCTGGAACTGCTTGGCCTGCTCGATCGCGTTCCAGAAGTCGGACCGAACCGCGCCGGCGGTCGCGACGCCTGTCCCGGTTAGAAGGTTGCCACTCGCAACGCCGAAGCGGGCAGCGCCGCCAGCGGTCGTGGCGTAGAGCGCAGCGCCGTCGGGGGCAGTGGGGATTGACTTGAGGAGCGCCGCGTCAGCGGTGCCCTGAAGGATCTGGAAGAAGACCTGCTCGGGGAGCTGGGCCGCGCGGATCGCGAGTCGGCGAGCAACTTCGCGAATATCGCCAAGCTGCAAATCTTCAAGATCCTCCTCGTGGAAGCCCAGGGCTTTTCCCCAAGTGAGACTGGTTACAGAGTACGAAATTGCGCGGAATGCGTCCTCTACGATCGCTTCGCCGCGGTCGATTCGCTCGATCGTGGGAGGCGACTCGAAGTAGCCGAAGCGCTCGGTTCGCTTGCTCGAAGAGATCCCGAGACGCATGGCGTCAGCCAAGCGGGGGTGACGGCCGACCGTGTCGCGGTAGGTCGAGAGAAAGGTCGCGTTGATATCGCGAAACAGGTCGCTGGACGTGATTACCGCTTCAGCCATGGTGTTACTCCTTTGAGTGGTCTGCTACTGCCTCAAGCCCGCGGGCCACCATGGCGCGCGAGCGAGAGGCAAGGGCGAGCGTTTGAGTTACGCGATCCCGACGTTTGTTCCGTAAGAGGCGACCGCGATATTCGGCGTGGTGCCAGAGAAGAGCGAGTTGCCGAACAGGCCGAGAATGAACTGAGCCTCCATGCTGAACATGTAGACGTCAGCCTCTGCCGTGCTGGTGACGTTGACAATCACGCCTAGGGGGGCAGTCGTGCCCGGATCGGTGAGCACGAGGGGAGGACCGCCGTCGGCCGCCCAGACGCACTTGCCCAGGTCGGTCGCCGTGTTGGTGACGCCGGTTACGGCGATACGCTTGAGCACGCCGCCGTTTCCATTCCAGTTGTTCTCGATCGTGCCGTCGCCAACGGTCTCGTCGGACAGTTGCCCGCCGAGCAAGCATTGCCCTTGCAGCCCTGCATAAGCGACGAGGTACCCGTCACCGGCCGCAGCGCCAGCGAGCGCGAAGGCAGCGAAGGCGCCTGCGAATAGGCTGGTGCCTGAGAGTACCTCATGTCCGAGACGGACCTCAGGACCGGGCGAGATCTTGAGCGGGTTAGAAGCTGTTGGGTTGGTCACGAGGACTCCTGGTTGTGTTGCTCTTCGAGGTCGGTCGAGGTCAGAGGTCGAGGGAACTAGCTGCGGGACATTCCGCAGTAGGAGTCGGGGTCAGTGTTGATCGCGACGTAATCGTTGAAGTCGACGGGGGACTCGCTGCGTTTCCAGGACGCGTGAAGGTCGCGCGCACGGGAGAGGGCCTCGGGCCCCTGAGCCGCAAAGGCAGCGATCTCAGGTGCGTCGACGACGCCTCCGTCTCCGCCGGCCTGCTCGCCGGTCCAGTGTGAGGGGGGGTCGCTTGGGCCGACGCGCTGCATACCAGCGGCGTAGGCATTGGCGGCCTCGAGCCCGTGCTCAGAAGCGCGGGCGCGGAAAGCTTTAACCTGATCGTCGTCAAATCCAGCGCTGGCGAGCTCGGCGGACTTCGAAGCAACCGCGCGCTCGGCCCTGAGGGAGTTGATCTCTTTTTCCATGTTCGCCATACGGGACTCCATGGCGGCATTTGCGCCGTCAGCCTCGTTCTTGGCCGTGTCGCCGACAGCGGTGGCGGGAGGAAGAACCGCAACGGGCGCAGTAAAGGCAGCGAGAGGGTGCGCCGGTGCTGCGGGTGCAGCAACGGGAGCGGGCTGTTCTGCAGGGACTGGGGCTGCTGGGGCCTCGGGCTCGCCTTCGCCCATGAACTGCTTCAGGAGCTGGAACATTTGCGCGAGGACTTGCTCTGCGCTAGCGGCCTTCTGCGTGGGGTTGGTCGCGGGCGCGCTTCCGGTCTTGGGCTCAGTCACTGGTGTTGACTCCTGAAAGTTGAAGAGTGCACGCGACGCGTGGCCGCTTTGCGAGTAGGCGAGGACAGGGCCACCCTGCGCGAGGGTCACGCGGGCAGTGTCTGGGTGTTGACCATTCTGGTCAGCGACCCGGAGAAGCGGGAAGCGGAAGAATGGGGTCTCGTGATCGAGGAGGGCCAGGCTGTCAATTTCGGGCTTGTCGACGTCGAGGATCTCAACGGACCTATAGACCAGCTCGCCCTTGGCAATGCGCTCGAAGATCTCGGGCTTGACGTTCACGAGGTCAGCGAAGATCGTCTTGACCTTCTTGCCGTCGTGGACGACGTCGGCAACGTGGGTCATGCGGAACTGTCCGGCGCCCTTGACTTCAGATCCTGATCCGTGGTGAGACACGTGGAGAGGGGCCATGTATCCCTCGTCCTGGCGCTTGATCGCCTGCTTCACAGCCGAGCTCAACCAGCGGGCGTTGAACTCACGATCTCCACCGGACCGCTCCTCGACGTGAGCCGAGAAGATAGGAACGCTAAAGATCGTGAAGTTGCCGTTAGGCTGCTCTTCGTGTCTGTAGATTGGAGGCGCCATTCCCTGGAAATTAGGGATCTGCCGTCACCGGGTCAACGTATACTAAAAACACTTCGTTTACACATTTGGGAGGACCTATGCACGAAGACGACGAGCCTCGATCTGAGTTGATTTGCTTCCGCGCGACCATGGCGACAAAGCTCGCCGTTCAGCGCCTAGCGCGAGCGGACGACCGCCGGTCTGTTAGCGCGTGGGTCCGCTCCCGCGTAGAGCGCGCGCTCGAGGACGAAGACGTGGACGAGAGTGACCCCAGCTGAGGCTGTATGGCTCGCGACAAGCGCTGGCCTTGGGCTCTACATGATCCTGCTCTGGGTCGCGTCAAACTGGAACCGGGACGAGGGCTGAGTCCGGGGATCTCCCGCTAGAGAACGCCGCCCTTGACGATAGAGACTGTAAGGAACAGGGTTCCGCCCACGCTTACCTCGAAGTCTATGACGTCCCCTATTTTAGCTTCCCACACCAAAGCGGTGCATTGATCCGCGACCAAAGCATGTAGCAGGAGATTCCTAGAAGCAGCGACACCCCTAGTGTGCTCAATGGTTAGATTTGCTGCTACCGAATGACTGACCGAGATCCGCAACGCCGCCGACTGCGGCATAGTCAACGGGCCCGCTGGGGTGCCCAGGTTAGCGAATACAGGTTGACCCGCCACCGCGGTCACCTCGAACAGTTCGCCGAGCGTGACCAGACTTTGAAGGTTACTCATAGGCTACTCCTGCCGTGTGATATGGCGTGGATCTCTGCATGTGCTTTGCCCAGGGCCTCTGTGCTCCCGTCTGCCAGTTTAAGGAATACTGCCCGGCCTTCGACTTTCAGCTTGTTGATTATCCGAACAGCAGGCGCTGACTTAGACGACCCCTCGCGGAGCTCCCGCACGCAAACAGCGTCTGCGCCCCATGTCGGAAGGAACACAGGCGACAGTCCCCGATCCACTATCACGCCCGAAAGGTCTGGGCGGTCGCCCTCTCCCAGCTCGCCCTCTAGCCAGAGACAGCGATAGGGCCTGCAGCCCTGAGGTCGGTCGGCGTAGATCCCGCAGCCGCCCTCTGTTAGCTGGTGCTCGCATGGTGTCCCGGCTGGCGAGTTGACAGAGAGGACCTCTAGCACTGTACAGCACGAGGAGCAGGGGCCGCACTCGCGGGTCACAGCCTCCCGCCCGTGGTGAAGCGGATTCCGCTAACGGCCAGCGTCCAAATGGCCAGGTCTTGAGCGGGAGTCCCCTGGGTGTCCAGCTCGAGGTAGCAAACCAACGCGTCACCTTCGTAGTGGCTGGACACGTCATAAGGGCCGAAATCCATGGACAGAAGCCGATCTGTCACCGCGCCCGTGTCCGTCGCTACGGTGATTGCTGTCGCGGCCTTGGACGTGAATACCTCAGCTGCTGTCGCGGCTCGCGCGACGGGATCTATCCCGCCCGCTGAATCGGCGATCAGCACGCCACCGACGCCCAGGACCAGCGCGGAAAAGATTACGTCAGGTGCTGCCGTGACTGGGCTGCCTCCGTCGAGGCTGTACACCAGCGTGAACCGGATCGGAAATGCCGTGCAGATTCCGTCTGGGAGGAGGAACTGAATCGAGACAGAATCAGCTGCGGTATCTAGTAGGCCCTTCTTCAGTTTTGCATTCCAGCCGGTTGGAATTCCGCCAGACCCAACGGCAACGTCGGCGTCCTTGGCGCCAGAGCCGGTTACCTCTTGGTATGTCCCGCCG